CCGGGGGGGCGGGCGGGCCCCCCCCCTCGACTCTCTTTCCTTCCTCTGGCTTAGGCCCTTCAGGTGGAGGGGTTTCCTTTACAGGAACTTCTTCCTTTGTCCCCTCTTCCTGCGCCCCTTCTTGGGGCTCGGCCTTAGCGTCCTGCCCACCCTCGTCTTGCGACGAGGCTTCGGGGGAGGATACTTCCCCTTCCCCATCTTCCCCGGAAGCCTCTCGAAAAACATCGGTCCAGTCGGAGACTACCGACTCATCTTCAACATCGCCCTCATCGTGGCGGGCCTCAGTGGGTGCGACTTCAGACCCTACCCTACCTTCCTCTTCAATCGGCGGCATCGGCTTTCTCCAATTCAATATCAATTGACTCTAACATGATTTTCGGCAATTCCAGTGCCTTAAGCATTCCAATTGCAGTTCCGCGGAATAGCTCCGCATCTAATGGCTCAAGTCTCGTCTCGAGCATCATCTTTCCCGTAGATACTCGCTGCTCCTCTACAAGGCTCTCCAAAATCCTCCAACCCTGGCTCTCGAGAAGTGCCTCAAGTTGCTCCTTCTTCCTCTGGAGAGCAACGCTATCCGGCCTCGGCTCCTCGGGAAGAGAGTCGGGGGAGCCGTTCATGGCGCCTGCGACGCGGTTTCTAGCCCGCTTGGCCCGACACCGACCTGTTGCGGCAGCGCCTCCCCTTGTGGCACGAGGTTGCCGGACTGGAGAGCAACCTGCGCAGCGCCATCCTCGACGGTTTTAATCTTGAAGGCTCCAATGTTCTTCAACCCAGATAGTTGCGCCACCCACGAGAAGATACCGCCGATATCATACTGGGCTAGGAGCACAGGAATCTGCGTAAGCTGCACAAACAGTTCCCGCCACAGATTCGCCATCGCGAACTTATCGACGGGGAGGCTCCCATCCACCGGAATGTAGTCGAAGAACCCCTGGATATCCTCCGGTCCCACGAGAACCTTGCGTTGGAGTAAACTCAAATCTCCCACGGTCCGATAGTAGCGGGACTCTTCAAGGAAGTCCTGCGAGTTCTGCACAAACATCTGCGCGAGGTCGCTCCATCCCATGGCCGAGTAGAATTCACTATTAGTTTTGAGCCGATTCAACGCGGCGTTCGTTGTTCCACGGAACTCCGTCGCGCTCCTCCTCCCTGCGTTGCCCACCTGGCCCTGCACGGCGTCATTCACGCCGACCATACGGTTCATCAGATCCATAAAGATGGACACATCTCGAGGATGGTTAAGTGTCGGGTCGGTGGATTCGAGCCGGGCTATGGCCTCTCCAACGGGAGTCCCATACGCTGTCGGCCGGAGCCGGATGAGACCGCCAAGCTTGTTGTCAAGCAGGTCTCGGGTCTGGACCCGCGAGGGATCGAAGATAGTTTGCCCGTTCACGAGCTTCCGCACACTATACATGTGCGTGTTGACGAGCCAATCCACAACATTCTGCGGGTCACGCAGCAGCTCCGGCATTCCCCGCGCCGCCAGCACGTAGGCGTCAGGCTCATATTCGATGAGCCCAAACGGGAACTTGCCGTGAAGGCTCCCGGCCGGCCTCGCGCCGATGAGGGTGGTCATATCCTCCGTGGCCGTGAAGACCCACTTTTCGAGCCCCTCCTGCCGCCCAAGGCCCCAATCCCGCTCGTCGAGTTCCACGAACATCTCAATAAACGGTCGGACCCGGGTGTCGCTGAGGTGGCTGAAGAGTTGGTCCTCACTCGGATACACCGTATTCGGCGAGTCGATTGGGAAGTCCCCAAACGCGCCGCCAGCGCTGCTTCGTAGTGCCTCAAGATTAAAATACTCCTTCTGCTTCTCCCTCTTCACGATCTGGTTCCAGCCCATCTTGACGAGCCGGCCGCAGAACTCTCCCTCCTGGAACCTATGCAACGGTAACCGGGTGTCGGGAAAGAACTCACTTGGCCGCACATTGGCAATCTTGTTACCGACATAGCCGAGCCCTCGATGTGTGAACTTTTTCTTCAGCTTCTTCCCGGTCGGCATGTTGTTGCCGAAGAGTTCTGGCATGAAGAATTCATCAACCTCTTCGATCCGTGAAGTCTGGATGATTTCCTCTTCCCACCAGTTCATCACAACCCCAAGCCCGTATTTGCCCACGTCAAGGAGCCAAAGGTAGAACGGCACCAACATCCGCCCAACCTGAACCTGGTAGTCAATCAGCGCCTCAATCGCGTGGCTCGATTCCTTCCCCTCCCCATGCCGGTCAAGAAATTGAAACACCGGCTGCCTCGACATGAACACACTCGTCCAGTAGGAGTGCGCGGAAAGGAGCAGCGAGTAGGTATACGGGATAACCATCGTGGTGAACTGGGGTTTTCCACTATCATCCCGAAGCGAGCGACGAACCGCATCCGCCTCTGTTTCCGGGATGTAGGCCTGGAACATCTTCTCGGCCTTGAGGAACCGCGCATGGAGGTCCTTCATCCCTTCCCGCGAGAGGCGGTGGCGCTCCCGGAGCCGATTTAGGACCTTTCGGTGAAGCTCGGAGCCGGACCTGATCTCTAGACTTACGGGCACTTGTCGCTTCGCGACAAGGAGGAGAACCCCCCTATCAGCGCCTCACGCTGGAAACGGCTTCGCCCACCGGTCATGGACATAACTCCAGTCTCGTCGTGTCAAGCCTCTCAAACTCTCCATCCATCACAATCCCGTCTCCGATCTGGAAGCCCATCAGGGTCTTCAACCGTCGCGCGGCAAGAGCCGCCGCGTCTAGCACATCATCAAAGGCAGTATTTGGGTAGTCGCGGAACTGTTGGATAAAACTCGTATGCTCCTTCCTCACCATCAGGCCGCCGTGCGAAGAGATACCACTAAACTCATCCGTGATTTTGTGGAACTTCGACCTCTTGTCTGTGATCTCATTAACGACATAGTACCGGCCTTGCTGCTTCATCGCCTGGCTTAGCAACCACGAGAGCGTGGACTGGTAAGCCGTCGCGTCCACTTCGACCGAGAGGGGCCTCCACTTCAATGCGAGCCGAAAGAATTCCTTAAGCGTCACATCCGGCTCGTGCCCCTTTCCCTCGAAATATTCCAGAACTATAAGAAAATTTTTCCAGAGCCCCATGACAAAAATTACCTCATAGTCCTTATCGTGGAGCCCGGTCTGAATCTGCCGCTCGGTCGGCTTCGGCACCGGGTCGATTCCGATACACGTAATCATCTCCTCCCGCGGCGGAACCAGTTCATAGAACCGCAGCCAATTCATATCGAAACTGCACGTCTCGGGAGCGATGATGCGCACTTCTTTTTCGCGATACCAAATAGAACTCCTCTTCTCCGCCAGTGCCGCTTTCTTTTCGCGTCGAAGAGTTTCCGATGGGAACCGTTCCGGCCACCGGGATTCCTGCCGGTCAACATTCGGCTCATTTTGCGTCTCGTCCGTCCAGCACGAGAACCTCTCTGTCATCCACAAAGACGACTCAGAAGCTTTCATGGACACATCTTCGAGGTGTTGGGGCGTATTCAACATAGCAAGCGTTGCATAAGGCGCTTCCGTCTCCGGCGCTAGAGAATAGTAAATTGCCCCCATAATGAGTTCTTCTTGCTTCTTCCGCTCGGCTGGACTGGCCGCCGTCTCACGAACTACGTCATCCACGATGATGAGGTCCGGACGCCAATCGTCAAGATTAATTCCTCTCACACTTCCCTCGTACCCGAGCGCAAGGAGCCAAATACTTGTCCGTGGCGCATCACTTCCGGGACAGCGTTGCACGATCTCCACCTCGGTCCCCAGCCACTTCGAGCCCTTGGAGAGCCCAAACGTCTGAGCCCACGGCCGGTTGAACTCCACTTGGCGCCGAATCCAGTCGACGCTTCGAATAGAATGCGGTTCACTCGGCCCGAGCCAAAGAATGGTGTGGCTCTGCGAATAGGCTATCCGGCGCGACGTGAAGAGGCGCAGAAGGGAAGTCTTCCCCCCTTCACGGTATACCAGGAGGTTAACGTATCTCGCGCCGGATAGAGTATCCCAAATCCGGGTGTGGAACTGCGGCGAGGCTTGCCGACACGTTCGTGGGAAAAAATTCCGCGCGTAGAAGGAGCCGTCAACGGCTCCAAGATTCACCACCTCTTCGAGAGGAAGACTGACGCTGACGCCAGGGGCGGGAGAGGGAGCGCTCAAGGTAAATCTCCCCTGACGCCTTTGGCGTCAGTGCAGAGGTCTTTCGGAACCCCATTGCGGAAATAGCCGAGCACCGCCTCCAACGCGGCGCCTGCCCGATAGGCGCTCTCAATCACGTCCCCACAATCGGCACCTGCGGTGCCGATGCACCGGCGCGCGAGGAGATACTTGTCCGCGTAGTCGTCTGTCGCGTGGAAGAGAGCATCGACGATTGCCTGGTGGGTAGGGTTGTCCACACAATCGTTGCCGAGGGCAACGATGAGGGGGAGAAGGAAAACGATGCTATACACTGTGACGGCCCGGGCAAGGATCACCGGGAGAGAGCGACGACCCCGATGGCTGTTCTAGTGTAGAGAGCGTGTCCCTCCTCCACCAAGGAATCACCGGCAGGACGCCCTGCGCGACCCGCTGGATGTTATCGATAATCGCGAGGCCTTGGAGGGTTATTGGCATCGGGAAACCCATCATCGGGTCGTAATGTTTGACGATGAGCACCGCTCGCGGCTTGTTGCGGAAAAGCGCCTCTCCAACCTTCAGATAAGTTTCAATCTGCTCACAGACCTCTGGGATATTACGAATCTTAATCTCCACAATGACGAGGCAACTCCCTCCAGTGATGAGGCCGTCTGGCTGGCAGGAGCCCCACCCCATCTCGTCCCGAAAGCGGAAAGCGGGCTGCGGCACCCACCGGCCGCGATAGAGCCGCTTAAGTTCCCTTTCTACTTCCTTCTCAAGCCGGGTCCCAGACCGGAAGCTCGCCTTCCCTGTCGCTTCGCAACGGGTCGCGTCGGAATTCAACCACTTCGCCTCTAGGACTTTCCCACTTATCTTTCTCCGGAAGGAAAGTGTCGGGCGCATCGCTCCGCGATGCGAGCCTGTCGCGTGCTTGTCTAAGAGTGTTTGCATCTACTGTCAGATAGTTGTTGGTAATGGTTGTCGCGCCCTGCCCGACGCCATTTTTTCCGCCGTAGCCGAGCATCGAGAGGGCCGTTTCCGCCGCGGAAAGGCCGGCAGAGAGCGTGAGTTTATCCGCCTCCTCGAGGAGTTTCTTTTCCGCAATATCGAGACCCGCGTGCCCAATCGCCTGTAGCCGGTCCACGAGGGTCACGTCGAGGATCTCCTCCATCTTCGCCAGCCGTTCGCGATAGGCGGCCTTGAAGGTATCGCTATTCGTGAGCGTGTACATCCAGCTCACGGTGCAGCCGAAGTGTCGCGCGCACTCGATCTTCGTTTGCCGTGGATTCGAGAGCAGCCAATCAATGACATGGCGATGCCACCATTTGAGGTCTCTGATCGGTTCGAGGGCGCTGGACATTGAGAGTTCGCGTTTCCGGCGCAAAGCGCCGGGGGCTTTGCCAGTTAGACCGCCAAAGGCGGCCAAGGGTTCCGTCGGGTTGGCACGATTTTTTCGCGGGCTTTGCCCACGAATTGGCATGATTTTTTCGCCGTGAAGCGGCGATTGGTCAATTTTGAACGGTCATAAGTGATCAATCCTATAAATTCTCTGGGGTACCAAATAGCCAATTCAAAAACACCATAAATCCTCCGAGATAAGTGATCATTTCAAGAATATCATAAATTCTCCGAGATACCTTAGATAAAGGACTCCCCCACCCCTTCGGGGGGCCAGGCCGGGTAGGTGAAACGAGGGGCTTGACACTGGAGCGGAAAGGTGGTATACTGGTTCCTTCAAGTGGAGATGCGCAAGGCGCACGCCCACACGCTCTTTACACAACCAGGAGAGAACACTATGAAGCGTAAGCTTGACCTTAAGCCGCTGCGTGCGGCACTAGCGTGGACTGTGGTGGTAGGACTCTTGTACCTGAGCCTGGGACACTTGGTCCAAGGGATTCAGGAGACGACAGGGGCAGCGTGGCCAGAGGCCCTCGCGATGGCGATAGGACTGGACCTGACCATGGTAGTGTGCGAACTCTACATGTTAAGCGGGCACCCAAGTCGCTGGAACCTAGGGCTACTAGTCGCCGTGTGTGTACTGAGTGCCACCTACAACGTCCTAGGGTTCCTCAAGGAGACTAGCGTTGTATGGCTAGCCTGGAGCCTAGGGATTCTAGTCCCGACAATCGTGTACGGACTGGTCCAGGTAGTCAACGGGGCGCAGAGGACGCCGCGCGTGGCAAGGCCGCGCAAGGCCCGCCGCCGGACCGCAACACTACGCCGCATCGCATAGGACTTTTCCACCGCATTGGGCGCCCCCGTGACGCCCTTTTTTTTTTGGCTTCGCCTCTCTTGCATTCCCCAGCCCGATGTGGTATAATGACACTTCGAAAAGGGAACGGCGCTTCGCCGTACCCGCGTGTTCTTTAACTAACCCAAACCTTAGGAGATACCTAGTGAAACTAGTACGATGCTATAGCAACGGCAAAGAAACCGCTAACGGCGCCGGTCTGGACACCACATCCGCGTGGTTCGAACTGCGCAACAGTGAGGGCAAAACCCTCTGGACGGGAACTAAGATGGAGGTAAGCAACTTTCCCAAACCGGTTGGAATCGCGATGATGTTTCATGGAGTGATGGCAAAAGTCGGCGACGGCGTTAGCGGACTGACCAAGACCGGCACCAAAGAGGAAATCGCCGGGGAGCTAGAAGGAAGGATAAAGCGCCTTACGGAGGGCACTTTATCCCCACCGCGAACCGTTGGTGGCGGCGGTAGCCCGAAGCTGACGCTCATCCTGGCACGCGCCATAGTCAACGTCGCGAAAGCGGCAGGGAAGACAGTCTCACCGGAAAAGGCCAAGGCAGTTGTCGAATCCTGGGACATGAAGACCCGGAACGCGAACTTGAAGGGATGCGCCGAGCTACGCAAGGAATACGAAGCGTTGCGCGCGGCATCCGAGCCGGCACCAACCGCGACGATAAGCGTTGCTGACCTTTTGAAGTAAGTCGCTTCGCGGAGGAATCACAGGGGAGCCTAAGGGCTCCCTTTTTTTTGGCTTCGCGCCACGGGCAAGGCCCGTGCCAAGGTGCGAGCTGGCACGCTTCTTGACCCGGAAAGGGCACTGTGGATGCGTACAGTACTGTACAAAAAAGACTGTTCATCCCCACCACCGCCGTCTAAATATTAACCACTTGCCCCCAGCATGCCCTTTTCTTACCCCTGGAAGGGTTCATGCCCGGGATGAAGCAATGTTCGGGCCAAGTATATTCTGGGCCTGACCAAGCGGTCAGGACACCGGCGCTTCCGCCCCACAACCGAAAACCGGCCACTACCGCCCCCCAAAAACCCGTCTAGCGCTTCCTACAACCGGCCTAGAATCGACTTTCCCCCTTAACCCGCCCCTACCCTACTGCCCTGCCCCCATTCGCCACGCCACGCCCCACACAACGCGAAATCGGCGCCCACCGCCCACCGCCACCACACCCCGCCCACCGCCACGCCCACGCCACACACGCGCGCACGCACGCGTAGAATGAATCCCACACACGCGCGCACGCACGCGTAGAATGAAATCCGGCCAAATGTTTCCCCCCTTATACCCCCTTTCAACGTATTATCGCGTGCGCGTCGGAACACAGCCAGAGCGTTGTGTTTCCGTGCGCGGGAGAGAAAAAGAAAAAAAAAGAGCGCGAAGCGCGGACGCGGAGCGCGAACGCGAATCTGGGGGGGAAAGTCGTGTACGCACACACGCGCGACTTAGCCCGCCGGGCTTCGCGCGGCACCCACGCCATTACCCCAACAGTGTCTTACACAGGAATCGCTTCGCGCCCCGCCCGGCCTTTCCCGGCACCCACAATAGTATTCTTTCACTACCCAAACCGCTTCACACATCTAACCCATTGATTCGCATCGCTTCCCGATTCGCGAACAAAACAAACCCGCGAACAAACCCGCCCCTTTCCAGCGCCCCTTTACCTATGATATAATAGCCACTTCGAAAGACGCTTAGGAACACGCGGACGCGGAGCGCGTCCGCGAACTTTTACCCGCACCATGAGAACCACCACCATGAACCCAATCCTCCGCCTCTTCACCGCCGCCCTCCGCGCCCCGATCACCCTTCACTTCCCCACTCGCAACCGAGCACACAAAGCGCGCCTTCGCCTCTACGCCCACCGAAAAGCGAGGGCGCAAACACACCCCGAATTCCAATGCGTTTCCATCTCCCGCTACGAAGCGTCGCAAAGCGACGCAGAAGGCGAATTGTGGTCCTTTACCCTCTCCCCAAAGAACGCCTCCCCCACAGAAGAGTCGCTTCGTGGGGCAATCGAAGCGGCACTCGGGGAAGAGGGAGAGCCGCTTTACGGGCCGCTTCCCGGCGCGGAGTGTAGCTACTACCAGGATGAAGAGGACCGTGAGTGCGAAAGCGAGGAAAGTGCGGACCCTGAGCGCGAGGAGCGCTCCTGGAGGTCTGGATGGTTTGAACCATCGCGGGCTTTGCCCGCGAAAGGAGAATCCTAATGCGTCAAAAACACCTGGGCCGCGCCCGCGTAATCCACACAACCCTCCACGAGGACCTCTACAGGAAGCTCCTGAGGGCGTTCCCTTCGCCGGGGCGGCCGAGCCGCCTCCGCTACGGCGCCATCGCGGAAATCCTGGCCAGGTGTGTGGCACTAGAGACAGCGTCGCAAAGCGACGCAGAAGCGAATCTCGAGACCGCAATCGAAGTGGCGCTTCGCGCCGAAGGAACGGAAAAGCGCGTCGCCCAAGAACTCGCTTATCGATGGAGTGTATTTCTCCGTAATGAGGCCCAGAAAGCGGCGCTAAAGGCGGCGCTCGACCTAGGAACTGGCGAGATGACTGAAGCCCATTGGAAACAGGAGCGCGAACGGAGTCAACACGATGATTGATGGGCAAGACCCATCAAGTAGCCAATTAGCTCAATCCTCAACACCCTCTAGAGACGGCCATAAGGTTGCTTCGCGACTCTAGGGACACAAGCCACTTGATGGATGATTGAACAGAAAATGAACTATTTAGAAGTAAGAAATTACCTAACTTCGAAGGCCGGTGGATGATCGAGCAGAAAATGAATGCCGATGAACATTAGCCAGCGACCAGTAATTATGATATAATGGCCACTTATGATCGATCATAATTGACCACTTAAATAGAGGCCAAACCAATGACCAGCAAGCCAAGACCTATGACACTCCACGAACTGGACCTAAAGGACGACATCCCTGCACTCTACACGGCACAGGTGAACGCCGAGAGCCTAAAAGAGTTGTGCCAAGAACTGATGGACGAGATTGACAGCTTTCTAGTATCGCTTCGCATGTTTCGCGAAGCGAGGAATAACGCCCTGGGGAACGCAGAACAAAATGACTCCCTCTGAAGTCCCCGGCTGGCACTTTGTTGGGGAAACCCTGCGGGATGGCTCGCGAGTTACGGCCCAAAAGTGACTCCCCCTGAATCCCTTTCTCTCTTCCTTCGCACCGCAGCTGCCATTCCCTCCCTCTCCGGATGGCAGCTGATTTTCATGGAGAGACTCTTTCTTCGCTACGAACAGGCAATAGAGCGCGGCCAGGTTCACGAACTCTCGCCGCAGCAGCAAATCCACCTATCGAGGATACACAGACAATGTCGAAGCCAGAAGACTCCACCGCCGCAACCGCCGCAACCGCCGCCTCGAGTGTCGCTTTCCCCTACAACTGCGAATACGATGAACTCGCCGAAATAATAATCTCCATTGAAGCGGCGCTCGCGTTCGACGCGCCCATCGCGATGAAAGTCATCGCCAAGATGGTTGACAATCTCCACCGCTCCCACTCTGCCCACAAATGGGTCCTCACAACGCCAGACGGCAAAACTATCCGCGCCGACTCTCACCGCGAGATGATAGCAAAGATTTTGTCCGCCTACCGCACACCGCAAAACTGATGGCCGCCCGTAACTCTCTATACCGAAAGAAACCAATAATCGTGGAAGCCCATCAGTTCGGCTCTACTCACATGAACGACTGGCCAGATTGGCTTTTCGAGGCATTGGAACGCTTGAGGGGAGTCTACGGATATCGCCAGGAGACTGGATTATTAAGGGCATCAAAGGCGAATTATATCCCTGCAAGCCGGAGATCTTTGACGCCACATACGAGCCGGTAGAAGATACCTTTCTGGAGAACCCTCAGCACCTTGACTTTAACGAGAGGGAAACTTCCCATGATTGACTTTGACGAGATATCGAAATTTCAACCCGATAGTGAACTCCGCACGCACCTCGACACCCTCTTCGCATCGCTTCGCGATACGGAGCTAATCGAGATCGCCCACGAGGTCGCGAGGCGCTGCCAAGAGCGCACTCAACACCCCGCCATCATCTCGACGGGGCTCTATGCCCTCCGCGTCGAACGTGAGCGCCGTACGGAAGCCCGCGTGAAGCGAAAAGTGACGCCGGACCCACTCACTATCTTTGACATCCTAGGAATGGATGGAGATGCGTCGCAAGGCGACGCAGGGAGCCCACCGCCGTGAAGCCAGACGTCCCCGGCTCGCCCTGGCTTCGCAGGCGAAGCCCGCGAAACAAACTCTCCCCCGCAGATGTTTTGAAGATTCGCGAACTCCGCGCGGCCGGAATCCCAGTGGACATCATCTCCACCAAATTCAACGTCCATCCTCAGACGATATACAAAATCCTTGCCCGGGAAATATGGGCAAGCCTCAAGGAGCCTCAAAATGACCAAAGTACTTAACGCAGCCTCGGGCGCGAGCGCCGCTTTCGACCTCCACTTCGACCGCATAATCGGCCACGAAGGCGGATACGTAAACGACCCCAAGGACCCCGGAGGCGAAACCAAGTGGGGAATCTCGAAACGGAGCTACCCCGACCTGAATATAGCGGCTCTCAATCGCTCTGACGCCAAAATCATTTGGCGTCGCGACTTCTGGGACACCATCAACGCAACGAAACTGCCCCGAAGCGTAGTATTCCAGGTGTTCGATTTCGCCGGCAACTCCGGGATCCAGACCGCAATCCGCCATCTCCAGCGCGCCGTAGACGCCGCTGACGACGGCTACTGGGGACCGGTCTCGGAAGCGAAGGCATCACTCACCAACGAGCACGATATCCTCATGCGGCTCAATGCCTTTCGACTTATCTACATGACGAACCTCTCCACGTGGTCCACCCACTCGCGCGGTTGGACACGCCGAATCGCGGGGAACCTCCTCTACGCCGCGGAGGACTCGCGGGCAAAGCCCGCGAAATAGGAACAAAACTCAACGCATACTCAAACTCAACGCACGCTAAGATGAACCAAACTCAGCGCACGCTACTCCAAGATTGGGCCGACGCCCTTTACGCCCTCGCCAAGAAAGACTGGAAAACCCGCGGCTTCGATATGGAACACTGGGCAGAGAAAGAACTCCCCAAGACCCCAGACCTTGGCTGCGGCACAGTCTGTTGTGCCTATGGACTGGGCACCACTCTCCCGTCTTGGAGAAAAGCTAGGCTCGGGTTGGTCGAGCTTGGCCACAAGTCAAAGTCATGGGCACCCGCCTATCTCGGTCGAAGGTCCCTCGAAGTCCACGAAGTTCTCGGCATCACAAGGGTAGAATTCGACTGGATAACCCTACCCTTCAAGTATATAGCCCTATTACCGGCCCTACCAGGGCGGATAGAAACCCAAGAAGAAATTCCCCCTGACTGGGTAGCCAACCGTATCGAAAAGGTGATACGAATGCATGAGGAAGATGTCGAAAAGCAATAGTGCCCTGGGCCGCTTCACGGCCCTCCCCTTCTACCATGAGGTATCCTCTATGAATGGACAAATAGAACACCACCCAGAACACCACCCAGAACACCACGGAAGGAGGGTCGCCGGGTCGCGAAGCGACCCTCCTTCTCTCGCCTACATCGACAGCTCGATGCTCGCCGAACTCGCCTACTGCCCACGCTCCTTTTACCACCGCTACATCCTCCACCTCCACCCGGCAACCACCTCCCTGCACCTCAACGCGGGTGCCGCCTTCGCAAAGGCGCTCGAAACAGTTCGCCTCTCCCTTTACGCCGGCGGCGGCATGAGTGTTGCCCTCTCGCTCGGCGAGGAATCAATACTCTCCCACCCTGACCTCCCCATGCAGGGGGAAAAGTCGAAAGAGGTCCTTTGCGAGGCTCTCACAAGCTACTGGCACCGCTTCCCTTTCGACCAGGTCGCCATCATAAACGGTGCTCCTGCCACAGAGTTTTCCTTCGCAGTTCCATTGGTTATGTTAACAGAAAAGACGACGAATTTCAGTCAAGCCGCAGACAACTCTCTTCTCCTCGTCGGACGCTTCGACGCGATCCTCGAAGACGACAACCACCGCCTCTGGATTCTCGACGACAAGACCTGTTCGCAGCTTGGCGCCACCTGGGCACAGCAGTGGCAGACGCGCGCCCAGTTCCTCTGCTACGCCTGGGCTGTCCGCGAGTTCCTGAAAGCGAAGGACCATCCGGCTCCGTGGGGCCTCAAGGTGAGGGGGATTTGCCTCTCCAAAACCGGAAACCCGAACCGGAACCCGGCGCGGTTCGAGGAATACGTCCAGCCGATCCTTTGGTCCCTAGTAGACAAGTGGGAGAAGGATTACCTAGAGCCCCTCTTGAGCGACCTCCACCGCTGGACTGCAGCGCAAGACAGGGTCGCTTCGCGACCCGGCGACCCTCCTTCCGGCGCCTCCTTTCCCCGACACGGCTTCAGCGTCGGGTGTATCAACTACCACAGTCCTTGCCCCTACACGCCCATCTGTACATCGAATCAAGAGCGGGTTTGGTACCGCTCTTACGACCGGAAGCGCTGGGACCCGGTCACCGGCACCATGCACGACGTTGAACCATTAGAGGAAGAAACCTTATGAACACCCTTGAACCAGTACTTAACTTCTTTGAATCGCACGGAGGCCCCTCGGCACTTGTTCGCGATGCAGACCATCTCGTGGAGGACGAAGACGGGGAGGAAGCAGGCAGGCCCCAGTATGCCTGCCGTTGGTGCCTCCTCGGCGCCATTTGGTCTGTCGAGACAGAAGAAAGCAAGAGGGCCCCTCTCGAGGAAGAACTCTACCGGCGCCTCCTTCCCCAGGTCTCTCCCACCCGCTGGCTCCGCGACAACCACAGTTGGGAAAAGGTTCAAGCGCTCCTGGCCCAGAACGATGTGGAGGAGTCAAAATGAAACTTTGGAAGAGGGTTGCATACACAGTGATCCCCCTATCGCTCCGGCGCCTCTGGCGTCGAAAGTGGATGGAATGGGAAACCCTCTACGCCGCGCGCGAAGAGGCGCGGAGGAGTGGAGTGGAATGAACACCGCGAGAATAAACGCCGCGAAGGACGGCCACCTCTCCGCTGGAATGAACACCACGAGTCTCTGCATATACCACGGCAACTGCGCCGATGGATTCGGCGCGGCATGGGTGGTATGGCAGGCTCTAGGCCTCACAGAAGACCAGTTTTTCGCTGGCACCTATCAAGATCCCCCTCCTGATGTTCGAGGCCGAGACGTGATAATGGTGGACTTCAGCTATAAACGGCCTGTCATCGAGAAAATGCTTGAGGAATGCCAGTCCCTACTGATAATCGACCACCACAAGACAGCAATTGAAGACCTGTCTGGGCTTCTAGCCACAGACCACTTCACCACCCTGTTCGACGTAGACCACAGCGGAGCAATATTGGCATGGGATTTCTTCTACCCCGGTAAGGCACCGCCGCAGCTGCTCCGTCACATAGAGGATAGAGACCTATGGCGATTCGCCCTAGACGGGACCAGGGAAATACAGGCTTGCCTGTTCAGCTACCCCTACGACTTCCAGGTGTGGGACAGGTTGATACGCGGCTGGGATACTTCTAGCCTGCGTCTAGAGGGGGCAGCCATCGAGCGTAAACATCATAAGGACGTGGCAGAGCTTGTTGAAGTGACAAAACGCCCGATAGAGATCGCCGGATATCGAGTGCAAGCATGTAGCCTGCCATATACGCTTACCAGCGATGCCGGCCACTTGCTGTGCGAGCAGGGTAATGCGTTTGGCGTTTGCTACTGGGACACGCCCGAGGGCCGGGTGTTTAGCCTAAGGTCCCTTGGGGGCGGAGTGGATGTTTCTGAGATAGCGAAACGCTACGGAGGCGGTGGCCACAGAAACGCGGCTGGGTTTAGGGTTTCGTTCTCCGAAGCCGCTAAGTTCGAGGTAGAGAAAGGACAAGAGATAATATCCACCATCGCCGACTACTATGACAGCAAAGACCGCGAGGCTCGCCGACTCGCGGACGAACTTAAGGCCGTACAGGAGCGTGGAGCCCCATCGGCTGAAATCAAGCGTCTTACTTCCCGGCTCGAGATGGCTCGATATGTAGGGGACTAAAGAAGTTCGTCGCTTTTGCGACGAAAGGAGAAACCAACTTGTGCACACTATTTATACTACTGCTGGTAGCAGCAGCGGCATTCGTTATAGGCATGTGGCTGGTATTCGGCACGTGGTAGGAGATCCTCAATGACTACTAATAGCACCGGCAACTCTTCACTCTTGTGGCTCTTCGCAATCGCCTTCGTTAGCTCGCTACTCGCGCTTTCCATCAACGCGGCCCTCGTGAGATACGGGGGTCAAGCAACACGAGCCGCTGTGACGCCTTGCGCCGAAGAGGCGCCTCATGAAGAAAGCAGTGACCGTCATCCGAGGCGCGAAGCGCCTCCCTATGTGGAGACCTAAAGACAATGACAGAAACACCGGATTCGGCGCAGGGCGCCGAAAGCACCCCACGCAAGGCTTGGCAACTCATCGAAACCTACGGATTCCGCTCAGACCGGGTCGGAGACTATGACATAGGCTTCTGCCCTATCGGGGCCATATTAGAGGCCTATGGTATTGAAACGGACATGAGGATCGAAAAGTTGGAGCTGCTTCGGAATAGAATCCAAGGTTCTGGCTCTATCGTACAGTGGGCAAGAAACCAGACAAGAGAAACCGCCGTAGCACTAATGCGGGAGCTGGGTATATGACCGCCCCATCGGCGCCCTGCGCCGTCAGGCCCGGCTACAAAACCCTCCTAATGGGGCCAACTGGCGTAGGCAAGACCTACTCTATCCGAACCTACCTCGCGCGCCCGGAGATCGAGCACGTCTTCGTGGTCTTCACCGAGCCCGCAATGAACGTACTCGTGGACACGGACCCCGAGCGGCTCCATTGGCGCTACGTGCCGGGAACTCGAGCCGGCCTCGACACGCTTCGTGCGGTCGCGAAGCTCGCACACGCAATGAACACGGAAGACTTCCAAAAGCTCCACGGAATCGAGAAGGCCCGGTTTAACCAACTCGAGGAGCTTTACAAGACCCTTGAGGCGCCCGCCTGTGACCGGACCGGGAAAAAGTTTCCCACTGTCACTGACTGGGATCCATCTTTCGCCCTAGTTGTGGATGGCCTTTCCGGTCTCAACACGGCATTCCGAACTAACCACCTCGGCGCCAAGCCATGCCCCCATCAAGGCGAGTGGGGTACGATAATGAACATGGAGGAGATGTTCATCAAGCTCCTCGCGATGGAGCTGAATTGTTTCGCGACCCTGATTGCGCATAACAACCGTGAAATGACTCCCGCGGGAGTCATAAACCTTCCCGTTGCTCTTGGGTCCAAACTCGCCCCCGTCATCGGACGCGAGTTCAATGACGTAATCCTCGCGCAACGCGATGGCGCGAAGTTCACCTGGAGTACAGCAAGCACAGGAGCGGATCTCAAGGCTCAAAACCTCCCGATAAGGTCTGAGCTTGAGCCATCGTTTGCCCCTCTTGTGGAGGGGTATTGGAAACAACGGGGGAAGAAAATATGACGTGACAATGAAATGACCACTTATGAACATTCAAAATTGACCACTTATGGTCGTTCAAAATTGACCATTGTTTTAAACCCAACTAACGGAGGAGCACCATGCTCGATTTCGACACCTTTGTCCAAACTGCAGTCTCTAGCGCAATGCCCACCCAAGTCCCACAGGTTTCACCCGGCGAATATCTCGCCACAGTGGACCGCATAGCACTGCGGGAGGTGGATACGAAAAATGGGCCCCGGGACATTCTCGAAGTCTTCTGGAGCCCCGTCGATGGAGCCGTGGCGCGATCCCTCGGTCGCGACAAGGTGACCGTTGCGCAAAGCGCCTGGCTCGACATCAAAGACGGTCGCCTTGACGACGGTGAGCACGCGAACGTTGACCTTGGCCGCATCCGGGATGCCCTCGGGCAGAACATTCCCGGTGAGTCTTGGGTCCCGGGAATGCTCGTCGGCGCTGGTCCCGCACTTATTCACGTGAACCAGCGGGAGACCGACCGCGGCCTTCGCTCCCAAGTCGATCGCGTTACGCGGATGGCTTGACGGGCTTTGTCCTTGGCTCTAGTAGGTTCTAGAGATAACCCCTTGCGCAGGGACGCGCAGTTTTCTAAGGAGGTCCCCTTTGTGGACATCTACATCGAAACAAACTATGCAAACCAGCCTGGGCTCTACGAGCACGGGATAAAGTACCTCGTGAACCAGGGCGTTTTTGGTCTTCTCTATGAGACCAAAATCTGGTCCAAAGACGCCGCGAAGACGGCCCCAAAACCTGAGCACGAAAAGCCCTGGAAAGACTACGCGCGAGCCCATTGGGGCGACGCCTTCTCCGGTCTCGTGGTGCTCGATTGCGAATCCTGGTGGGTCAACAACAACCCCGAGATGCAAACCCGCCGCTTCCTAGCAGCAGAGAAATATATCACCGTCCTCCGCTGGACCCGAGACGCTTTACCCAGTGCCAAGGTCGGACTCTACGGCTCCGTTCCCGCAACAGGCTATTGGCAGGCCCAGGCGCCAACCGGACCGGACATGATGGCGCTTAAAAAGGCCAATGAGGATTTCCGCAAGGTCGCCGCGACTGCGGACTTCCTCAGCGTGAGTCTCTACCCAGTATCGGCAAAGCGGCCCGCTTGGGTAAACTATGCCCGAGAAAACATCGTCGAGGCGATGCGGATCTCCAACAACCAAAAGCCCATCTACGTTGTGCTCAACCCACGCTACCATTCCGCCGCCTACGACAACCTCGGCTACAAACCGGTCGAGAAAGACTTCTTCCGGCTGCAACTCGAAACCGCCCACTCCCTCGGTGTCAAGGGCGTCATCGTGTGGGGCTGGGACCTCGCGACAAAACAGTGGAGTGAGAACCTTCCCTGGTGGGAAGCGACCCGGGAGTTTCTCCAGGCCCATCGTGAGCCTGTGGAAGCGGAACCCCTTGAACCAGTGACCGAGAGCGAACGAATTCTCCGCCTGGAGGTTCTTACGGATGACATGGAGGAGCGCCTGAAGGCGCTTGAGGCTTTGTCACCTTTGGTGACGAAATGACCCTCGAAATCATTATGCTTTCCCTTGCCATGTTTATCCTCGCCATTGTCACAATGCTTAGTAGTGTGGAGTGGGTCGACACACTCCAGGCGAAACTAACGAAGCGGAGCACTCCCGATGAGCCAAACCAACCATAGCCCCAAACTCAAAGCCGCTATGACAGAGATAGGTAGGATCCTCCTCCACTACGATATCGCCGGCTATGTTCTTTTATGTGAACCCGGCTTTTCCGAGTGGCTTATCCACGTGAATCCCTCCTGGTCCATGATGGCATTCGAGTCCTGTGGCCCCGTTGCTGCCATCAGGTTCCGGTCCAAATCCGAAGACTTCGGTGGAGACACGGAAGCCCAAAGAGTCGCCATCGAGCGAACTGCCAACATGACGGAGCACTTCCGCGCCCTCCTCTTCCGTGACGCCGCCGCCTTTAAGGAACTCTCTGAAGTGCTCGCAACCATCTACGACATCACTCATTACCAAGAGCCACCAGAGAGGACGCTTCAATGATTCGCGGACGCCTCTAGGTGCCCCACAGTGCTTTCACATCCTATGTGCTCCACATCGCATCCAGAGTTGAGGCAAAGAAGAAGCAGTCACTCCGGGCCTGTAAAAATTGTGGGGCACCTGCACTCCCCGACAGGTTCATGTGTCATGTGTGCAAGAAAGCGCAAATGCGAATGCTTTACTACAGGAGAACAGGAAAAATGTTAGCGTCAGATATAAACAAGTTCGAGGCCTGCCTCACAACAGCCCTGACGGCCGTCGTGATAAAAGACAGGGAAAGTGTTAAGATACTCACCAAGCTCGCCGACCGGTACAAGAACAGCAAAGAATTCACCTATGTCTCCCAAGAGGAGCTAGCAACCCTAGCTCGGCTGAACGGGAAAAGCGTTCAGGAAATGTTGGAGTAAAATGAAATGCAAGAAGTACTCGTCGGGACCATCCCCGCTCTCATCACACTTACAATGGCACTCATCTGCTTCATGGCGGGTGTGTTCCCCGGAAGCCTCCTCACGCGCTGTTGGTTCTTCACGGCAGGCTGCGTGTTTCTAGCCCTCTTCTTTATCGACACAGGAGGAGGCGGCATATGAAGCTCCAAAAGTTAGCCAACATAATCATTCCTGACAACCGGCAGCGGAGCCCCATCAAAGAGAGCCTTGAGGGCGACCTTGCCGAATCAATCTTACGGCGAGTGGGCCTGCTCCATCCAGTTGTGATAACCGAGAACGCTTCTGGAGCCCCTGTCCTTCTCGCCGGTTTCCGGCGCCTTTCGGTCATAAAGCTCATCCATGAGGCGAAGCGCCAGTTCTTTTTCGAGGGCAACCCTGTTCCTCCCGGCTTCATCCCCGTCACGACTCTTGAAGAGATGTCTCCCGTGGAGTTCGCCCAAGCCGAGCTAGATGAGAACTTTTCCCGGCTCGATTTGAACTTCCGGGACCAGTGTGCGGCCCGTGCTCTCATTCATCGCCTCCGCTGCGCCCAAGACCCCGACCACACGGCGCAATCTACCGCGCGGGAACTGGGCCTCGCACCCGGCTCCGCAAAGGTTATCACGGATTCCGTGCTCGTCCACGATAACTTCCACCGAGCCAGTGTGCGCAACTCCCGTTCCTTCGCGGAAGCCCGGAACAATCTCCTTCGCGAACTCGAGGCCGAGCTGGCACAGCAGGTGGGGGCGCAAGGCACCGCGTTCCAGCGCGAAGCGCCGGTTCTCCTCTTCGGCTCTGCCCAAGAAGAGATGAAGAAACTAGCCGCGAAAGGCACTCGAGTTGACTGTATCATCACCGACCCTCCCTACGGGATAAACATCGGGAGTTCGGGACATACTAAATCCCTCCATAGCTACGTCGACGACGAGGCGACAAGTAGCGAACTCTATCTCTCCATCATATCTCTCGGGAAGCAGCTCATGCCGGAGGGCCACCTCTACCTCTTCTGTGATATTCGCCGCTTCCCCGAGATCGCGGCCCTAGCTCGCGCCAACGGATTCCTCGTGTGGAACTTCCCGATCATTTGGTACAAGGGCACCCAGTCCGGCGCCCCTGATATCCTCCTCGGCCCCCGGCACACCTACGAGACAATTCTCTTTGCTACTCACGGGAACGTTCCACTCCGCTCTTCTTTCCTCGACTGCATCACTCACATTCCTGCAACCCCCACCGAGCACCCGGCGGGCAAACCACCGGAGCTGTACAAGTATCTCCTCTCTTCTTCCTGCCTGCCAGGCAGCACGGTCCTCGACCCATGCTGCGGTGGGGGTCCGGTATTTCCGGCCGCGAAGGCTCTTGGTCTCCACGCCATTGGAATCGAGAAAGAGAAAGCCTACTACGCGATGGCCTGGGAGATGACACAGTGAAAGGAACGCCCCCCGCCGCGCGATTCCACCTCCCCCCTCCCGATGGACCGCTCTCGGCATCCATCTACATTCTCGGTGAAGCCTTTGGACGTGAAGAGGCGTCCCAAGCACGGCCCTTTGTGGGCGAGTCCGGGATCGAGCTGTGGCGAATACTCGGGGAGGTCGGTATAAAGCGAGCGGATTGCCGGGTCTCAAACCTGGTGAACTTCCAGCCCCCACGGAACGATTTCAAGTTCTTCGCCCCGAAGGGGCTCTCTCATCCTGAGCACTTCCACCCGCTTTTGGTCCAGGGTCTTGAGGAGTTGAAGGCGGACCTCGAGAACTGGGTCGCGAAGCGACCCGGGCGCCTCATCATCGCCTGTGGGGGTCGTGCCCTTTGGGCACTCACCGGTCACGATAAGATAATGGCCTGGCGAGGAAGCCAACTAACCGTCGAGGCACTTGGCGGCACGCGCCTAATGCCCATCCTCCATCCGGCAGCCATCATCCGCCAGTGGGTGTGGCGAACCATTACCGTCTGCGACCTTAGCCGCGCCGTGGAGGCGCCCTGGACGCCTCCGGTCTCCACCTACACCATCAACCCGACGTTTAGGGAAGTCAAAGACTTCCTCGTCAAGTGTGCCGACCAGACCGTCGCCGTCGATATCGAAACCGATGACCAGCGTGACATCGCGTGCATCGCAGTGGCGGCAAAGCCGCGGGAGGCCATCTGCATTCCCTGGTCCACCGACGGCAAGCCCAGATGGAGCCTTGAAGAGGAACTCCGCATCCGGGAACTCCTCACCGCACTCGGCCCTGTCATCGGCCAGAACTTCGCCTATGACCACCAGTATCTTTCGGGCCTCCTCTATTGGTCTCCAAGGGTTCGCTTTGACACGCTCATTGCGCAGCATGTTCTCCTCCCGGGAACTCCCAAAGACCTTGGGTACCTCTCCTCCCAGTGGTGCCGTCATCACGTCCAGTGGAAACACGAGGACGCCCGGAATCTGAAGACTCCCATTCCCGGGCTTTGGCCTGAGCGTGCCCTCCTCTATAACGTCGCCAAGGGCGACGCTTGGCCCGAGAGGAGGTGGCGCTACAACTGCAAGGATGCGGGAAACACAATGGAGATCGCCGTCGCGCAACGGAAAGCAATAGAGCAGGCAGGCCTTGCGCCCCAGTTCGCCGAGATGATGGGTCGCCTCGAACGATATCTTGGTATAATGTATCGAGGAATCCGAATCGACACGAAGAGGCGCCGAGAGTTAAAGCTTTCCATGCTCGAGGAAATCGGAAACGACGAGGGACTTTTGTCGACCATACTACTCGGGGTACCGAAGGTACCCCGGGCCGCTCCGTGGTATAGGTCTCCCGTCCAGCAGAAGAAAATCTTTTATGACCTTTTCCGGGTCCAGCCGGTAATGGTGAAGTACTCCGACGGCTACCGCCCCGGACTGGATGGAGACGCCCTCGAGACGATTCTAAAGAGGGAGCCCGCCCTCGGGCCGCTGATAAATACCCTTCTCTCCTACCGTAACAAGTGCTATATTTTCTCCCACCTGCTGGAGGCCGGACTCGAACCTGACAAGCGCATGCGGTGTTTTTTCAACCCAGCCGGGGCAGAGACGTTCCGCCTCTCTTCCTCCACCAACGCCTTCGGTCGGGGAACGAATCTCCAGAACATCGAGAAGAAGTACCGAAAACTCTTCATCCCGGACCCCGGCCGTGTCCTCTGCGAAGTCGACCTTGAAGGGGCCGACCTACAGGTAGTTGCATGGGAGGCACGAGACGAGGAACTGAAGGCCATCCTCCGCGCAAGGGTCGATGTGCATACAGAGAACGCCAAGCTGCTCTTCGGCGCCAGTGCTCAGGGCGATCCCGTCAAGCGGCATCTTGCCAAGTCCTGGGTGCACGGAACAAACTACGGAGGCACGCCTTGGACCATGGCGCGCTTCTGCGGCATCACGGTGCACGAGGCCGAAGGCCTCCAACGCCGTTGGTTCTCCGCACATCCAGGTATCCCCGACTGGCACACGAGGGTTCGCGCAAGCCTGGATGCGACGCGCAGCGTCGCAAATCGCTTCGGCTATCGAATCATCTACCTCGGCCGGGTGGACTCATTACTCCCTGAAGCACTCGCATGGATTCCACAATCCACCGTCGCCATCCTCACCGACAAGTGGATGCAAAACCTGGAGGGTCGCAAAGCGACCCTGCCTTTCCCGGTCGAGCTTCTTCTCCAGGTCCACGACTCTATCGTGTTCCAGATTCCAACTCTGGCAAAGCCAGAGTTGCTTCTTCCGTGCTTCCAAACCCCTGTCCCGTACGAGGATCCTTTGGTGATCCCAGTTTCCTTTAGCACATCCTCCTCGTCTTGGGGCGACATGGAGAAAATAGAAATAAGATGAAAGAGGAGTCGAGAGTTGAGAATATTCCCCGACTGGCTTGCCGCCTATATGGACTACACGAACCTCCTTGAAGCTCCAGGCCGCTTCCACTTTTGGGCAGGCGTCAGTACCGTAGCGGGCGCTTTGCGCAAGCGAGTGTGGCTGGACCAGCGCCGTTTCCAGTGGGTTCCGAACTTCTACATCCTGCTGATCGGGCCTCCGGGCGTCGTGAACAAAACTACAACAATCGATACGGCAACCGACCTGCTCCATGAAGTCCCCGGAATACATTTTGGCGCCGACGCGACCTCTTGGCAATCCCTAGTATCGGAGATGGAAGAAAACATCGAAGCGGTGGAGATCGGTGACCGAGTCCACAAAATGAGCTGCCTCACCATCTCCCTCTCCGAGTTCGGAACCTTTCTGGATCCCGAAGACCGGGCGCAGATGGACGCCCTCGTGGCGCTTTGGGACGGCCGCAAGACGCCCTTCCGGAAGAGCACCAAGACGCAGGGGAGAGAAACCATCCCGTCGCCTTGGATCAACATCATTGCGGGTACCACGCCCGCCTGGATGCGCCGGAACTTCACGCTTGACCTCCTTGACGGCGGCCTAGGCAGCCGGATTGTTTTCCTTTTCGCCTCCCAGAAGCGCCATTACCGCGCCTTCCTTGACAGCACAACGCCATCACAGGAAGACGAGATGCTCCGTGAGAGCCTGATACTGGATCTTCGGGACATCGCCTCTCTCAAGGGCGAATACCATCTCTCGCCCGAGGCGCGTAGCTTTGGCGAGGTCTGGTACGAGAGCCACTGGCGCGACCGGCCGGCTTACCTCGCCAGTGAGCGCTTTGACGGCTACTATGGTCGGAAGCAGACGCATATCATGAAACTTGCCATGATACTCTCCGCCGCGAGAAGGTCATCACTTCTTATCACTCTCGAGGACATAATGGCGGCAGAGAAAATCATAACGTCAATCGAGGTCGGAATGCAAAAGGTATTCAAAATCGTTGGCGCCTCCGAAGAAGGCCGCCACATTCTGAACATCGTTCAAGAGGTCAAGGCCCTCGGCCAGGTCGAGTTCAAGGACCTCTATCGACGCTTCCTGAAAGACGTCCGAGGTCCCGAGGAACTCGCGGCCATGATAAAAGGCGCCGTGAACGCAGGCTATCTTCAATGGGTCGGACCGGGCACCCTGGAGTATTGTAAAGACAAAGAGGAAGAGAACGATGGGGAAGAAAACAGGGAGAACTAACCGACGGGCCGCAACGCAATCCGAGGTAACCACCATGATGCACCTATTCCTTTTGTTCGTCTTCCTCCTCCTTTGGGTTGTCTTCCTAGGAGGTGAATTCGCGTGGTCGTGGATTCAAGGCCACATTGTATTGGTTCTCGTCGCGCTACTGCTACTAACATACCTTGCTACTTGGACAGGAGATTAACTGAAATGCCTAATTTTGACGCGTCAAAATTGGTCAAAGTTGTGCACCGGTCCGACGACGGAAGACTCACATCTCTCCAACCGAGACCCCCGCTGTGTGTGGAGTACAAGATAGGAGAATGGGTTAGAGCCCCCATAGGGGGATTACTGTGTATGCAACCCTCTATATCTGGGAACTACTTGCGGGCCAAGATAGCGTGGGCTCAAGACGAGGCACACCTTAACAAAATAAATTTCCCAATCTATTTCGTGGAAGCAAGAGGGCCTGTTAGTCTGCCATACCGGCGTCTCTGCATAGATACTATATATACCTGGCTACTCCAAAGCTACGCAGATAGGCAGGCCGAGCGCCTTCAAAGCTCCGCGGAAAAGTTATGGACAGAGCCGAGTCCTATGATATGTAGACCTAGTGGGGGTCAATTCTGGGAGGCCGTTGACTGGCCGATGGGAACCGTAGCGTTCCAGGAGGTGAAACTAGTGGAGCAACTCACACTAGAGGACCTAGACGGCCTCAGAAAGTTTCTGGGTCGGGTCCCGCCTGAGTCCTAGGCGTCGCCTTTGGCGTCGCTAGGGTTTCTACCCCAATGCCCTCTCGGACATCTTTCTCTATCGGCTGGAATTTGCGTGGCACCGGCGGCACTCCAATACCCTGCATCGATTGCCGTTGGCGCTTACGCACCTCTAGCCCGACATCCCGGTCCGTGACGGAGAGCCGCATCGCACCCGGAACCTTGGCGCTTCGCAGGTCGCGGTCGAGTTCGCTTTTCATCTCCCTATACGTTTCCCGCATCTCTGCATCGTCATCCTCTTGCGCCTTCACCCCGGCGCGCATCACTGCCCGGCGGCGGGCAGAAATGTAATTCACCCACTCCCAAACTTTCCGCTCGTAGTTCCACTGCCTCGATAGCCGCGTCGGCACAGCGCCCATGGCAAGGGCCGCCATCTCCGCGAGGTGCCGTGGGTCATCACTGTCGACCTCCATTATTGGGCGTCCGGCGCGTGTGCTCACGGCGCCTTTCGTCAGTCCCTCGTGCGCCTTCGTCACAAACCGGATGATTCGTGGCATTGCCCTCTCCCACCGCTTGAACGCGTCGGGATTATCTGAGTCCGCCATCGCCGAAGTAATCGCATAGCCGAGTCCAGTGGCCGGCCCCAGCACATCCGTGGCGCCCTGAAGGAAGCGGCCTTCCCAGTCCTCTCCGGAATCAAGCAAGTTCAACCCAGGGACGATTCGACCAAAGGAGAGGTTCTGACTCAAATCCACTGTGGGGAAGGGAACGCCTCCCATCTCCATGAGGAGTCCCAAGCCGAAGCTCTCCCTCGAAAGCCCATAGAAGAGTAGGTCAACCGGTCTCTCCCAATACTCACCGGCGAGTTTCTTTGCCTCCCTCTCGACATCGAAGTCCCTCCCAAGGAGCTTTCGCGCCGCGTACTTGGCGAGCTTCAGAATATCATCCCCGAACGGAATCCCGATGAGTCCGGCCAGCGCCAGCTGTATTAGGAGTGCCCTAGTAGCTCCCGGATCGTTCCGAAGGAAGTGGAAATGCTGCACGAGGAAGGACTTAAACATCAGCACCACGCCGCCCTTTCCCCTAAACCACTCCGGCCTTGCCCATTTCGCGTACTCGTACTGGGTCTTCTGAACCGCCTCCTTCGCGGCAAGAAAGTAGGCAGCCTCCGCATCGCTCCAGCCCAGGGCGCGAAGCGCCCCCCTTTGCCGCGGGTTGTCCCTAAGGAGCTGTATATGTTTGGGGTCTCTGAGCCCTTTTTCTTTCGCCAGAAGCCAAGCCGCACGAAAGGTCGTGCGGCGGTTGAGCAGCTCCGCGTTCGACATCATCCACGTCGAAACGGCCTGGAACTGCCACATAGCATCCTCAACACGAGTAAACCTTCCCGTGAACTTCTTAAGGAGCCCCTCGCCCGCCATCGCGGCAAGTTCTGTCGCCTGGCTTTCGTTGAGGAAAGTCTGCTGCTGCGCCATCGTTATGGCGCGGTCATAGTCTTGACCCTTCGGAGCGCCCTTGTAGACGCCCGTAACATCAGCGTAGGCCTTGCTAAGTGCCGCCAGTGCTTTCTTATCCCCATGCCTGGCCGCAAGATACGGAAGCGTTACCAGTCCCGGCTGCGTGAGATTCACGGCAGCGCTTATCGGCAGGAATCCAAAGTACCAATGGTAAAGCGCGCCGCGCAGCGCGGCCCAGTCGCTTCCCGGGTTCCTCACGAACTCAAGGTGCCGCTCCAAATGCCCCAACACGTCCTGATGTTTCTCCAGGTTCAAGGTCTCCCTCGAATCCTTGATTGCCTTACGGAGTTTGTCAAGTGCCAACTCTTCGTGAACTCCATACTTCAGCTTCGCGATGAACTTCCCAGCGCGGGTAAAATAACTTGCGTAGGCACGCATAGTGTTCTCGTCAAAGCCCGGAATATTCCTTCTCTTCGCGAACCGAGAGGCGAACGCCTGCCCTGGCGTTGCCGCCATAATCATTTCCTGCAACTCCTCCCGTTGCTTTTGCGTGAGCCCGAGCCGGTCGGCGAATCTGTGCATCAGCGACGGCGGCATGTTCCGATAGAGGAGCATGTCCCTGTCCCACTTTCCACGGACGACTAGGTAAAGGTGCTCCGGGAATTGCCCTCGGAGCCGCTTCTCCCAAATAGCCTGTTCGATAAAGTTTTCGGCACCCCTTACGAACACGACCTCATCTGTCGCCCTTTCCCGCACCGTGACATTGTACGCTCCATACCGCATGAATGGAATATACGGGCGGCTCTTCATCCGCGCCATCTCCACCTTGAGTTCGTTCAGCCGGTCGTTCAGAACCTGCGGGTTCGTAAAGGTCCTCTTCGCGTCCTCCACCAGCGCCGCTTCTACACTGTCCAACACGCTGTTGTAGTCCGCCTCCACACCTTTCCACACCGCAAACGACAGGCCCTGGAGTCCATGCTTCTGGGACAAAAGGGCCTCTTCATTCAATCCCGGGTGTCGACCCAGTTGGCCTACCTCCAGGATAAAGGCGTTCAGCGCACCCCGCTGCTTCGCACTAAGTTTTCGCCACTGCTTCAACCGCTCGTTCGCCCGGATTGTCCAGCTCAGCACTTCATCCGCCTCAAGCTGTACGAGTTCCCCATACTCCGCCACGCCCGGCAGCAGACGGTTCTTGTCCACAATCTGTGGGAGCGTCCACATCCTCTTCACATACGGCCCGTAGCGAGCGACTTCAAGCGCTGCTCCAGGAGCCAATCTCTTCGCCCACTTGGGCACGTATCCCTCTCCCGGCTGCACCGGACTAGTGCCGCTACTGTTGCTGACGAATTCCACAATGGACTCTTCCGGGTCGAACTTACCAGCTCCTAGCGCCTCCGCCATCACGTAGAGGTTTCGCAACTTTCCCGCAACCTCCTTCAGGAATCCTTGGACATCTCCGAGAACGTCCACCTGTCCATAGGCAAGCCGCTTTTGCAGGTGCCTCCCGATCCCCTCCGCCATCCACTCATCAAAGTCGCTCCAATATCCCCAGTCCTCCGCGAAATATTCCGTGACGTCCGCATCGAGCGGAATGTTCGGGTTCGCCATGTCTACCATGGATTTAACCAGAGAATTCCGGCTCTTTATAAAGTCCCTCACCGTGGAGCCGCTAACCATCCTCTTCCTCGACCAGACGTTAAAGGCCCTCAACACCTTCTCCTGGACTTCCGGTGGCGCGGAAGTCCAGAGCTCGTTCTTTATCACATGGCCCAGTTCATGGGTTAGTGTATCCACCATACTGGATAGCTTGGTCCGGCGAAGGAGTATGAGGTATATCCCATCTTCATAAGGGACCATCTTGCCGTCAGCGCCTTTTGCCACGAAGTCCCGAACGCCGATTATGATTCGTGTCTTCGGGAGCACCTTCTTCATGACCCCTTGCGCCACAGCCAGGAGCCCCTTCCCTTCGACCTCCTGACCCTTCATCATCCTGGCCTGGCCAGGAAGTGGCGCAAGAAACGGCTTTTTCCACGGCCACTTGAAGACTCTCGATAGAGGACTTCCACTCGTCTCCACCATAGGAGACCCATCGGGTTCCTCCAAGATAACAAAGTCCCGCTTGGGAAGGCTTAGGATTCCCTTCACGAACTCGTTCGCGTCGAATCCCTTCCCGAGCCCCTTGCTGTATACAATCGCCCTTTGCGCGCCGACTTTTGGCCGCTGCCCCCTCTTGATTTGCCGCAAGAGCTGTCGCGTCATCAGTGCCCGCTTCGCGGTCGTAGGCCCGACGCCGAATTCATTCGCGAACCCTCTCGGGCCAAGATACGCCGCGAGTTCCCGCTCCGTCAGCACGCCCCCTTCCTCGCTTAGAATCTCTCCCGAGTCGAAGTCATATTCGAGCGCCGTGAGGCTAGGAAAGGCCCGAAAGACTTGCTCAGCTTCCTTCCGCGCGAGAGAACCAATATTATTCAGGTGCTTGCCAGGAAGGAACCCGTCTACGCCCTGGCCTGCATCCGGCAGCATCACCGACGTGTCGCCAAACCGGAGCGCCGAGGCAAATATATTACTGGTCCGGCGTACGTAGCCATTTGGAGGTGCCTCGCCCGGGAGAACATCCATCGTCATGGCGTTCGTGGGAAAGATTTGTTTTTTGTTGTTCTTTGCCCAGGTTCCGAATACCTGATACCCCAGACTCCCATAACCGCGCGGTGCGCTTGCAGCGCTAATGGTGTAGCGGCCCGTCATGGGGCTCCTCCGGAGTGTCATGTGTCCTGGCGTCCCATCTTTTGCGCGAAGCGCCCAAAGGTTCTCCGACCGCTCCTCAATTACAACAGTGCCCCGACTCACCGCCTCGGCTACTTGCACGAGGTCTTTCTTCCCAGACAGGCCATAGATAAAAGAGTCCCCGCTGGAAGTCGCCTCGAGCCAGACACGCCCAAGGAGTTCCCGTTGGGGTACACTCACGTTGAGCACCTCTCCTGGTGCCGGTGCCAAATCCGGGACCTCTTGCCGGACCTCTACGGGGCGAACCTGCGTCGCGGGGGGAGAGGGTCGCTTCGTCCTCGGCGCCTTCTTTGGGGCTTCTACTACCGCCTTTACATAGTTGAACAGTTCACTCCCCTCGGCCTTCGACCCAAGGTCCTCCTGGAGTTCATCGACCAAATCTTTCCCTCGGTCCAGGATTGCCTCACCGAGCCCCATTAGTTCCTCCGGGTTCGAGGAAACAAAAGTATGTGGAACCCCCGAGTCGTCAAAGAGATTCAAACTGTACTCTGTGGCGCCTTCCTCGTTGGTGTCCCCGGTCTGCTCGATAAACCCTCTATCCCTTCCATCCTTCTCCAACCGTACCTGTCGGTCGGAACGGCTCGGGAGGATTTCTTCCTCGACTCCAAGTGCTTCTTCGGGAAGCACGGCTGGTGCCGTTGGCGTGGTTACTTGCGGCACTTGCGGCGGCACCGTTGGCGCCACGATTGGCGTTCCCCCCGGCACCTTTACTACCCCACCTTGCCCTTTTACCACGGCGCCTAGAATCGCGGAGTCTTCAGTCGGCTCTTCTGGCGCCTTTGGCGCCAGGCCCGCCGGGAAGAAAACCACATCCCCTCGTGGCGCCTTTATCGGCGGGTAGAATCGCTCGTTATTCATATCTTCCAGGGCCGCGATTTCTCTATCCACCCACTGAGCGGTGCGTATATCCTTCACCTCAGGGCGGATATTCCTTAAATTCTCCGCGTACTCCTCAGCCCACTTCCGCCGTTGAAACGGCCCCGCGCCCTCTTCGGCGGTGCCGAGTTCATCGTTCTCCACTTCCGCCGCCTGGTGCCTCCTTTGGAGCGGGTGGAACGCAAAACCCAGAAGCCCGCCGCCAACACCTCCAGCGATCCCACTCGTCAACATCCGCAAGAGCGCCTGCCCTACCGGAACATCATCTCGAAAAACCCCCAGCTCATACCCGATGTTGAGGGCCTCCGTGATAGGCTCCTGAACCGCGCCCGATACGGCGCCACGGAACGCCGAGTCAACGAGGTTCTTTCCCTTCAGGATGCTCCGGAATGTGAACCATTCCGGGAGCGCCTCTGCCAGCCCTGCATACGAAGCATCAAGGACCGACTCCACCGGACCCCTTCCTCGTTCGAACCGCGACTCCAGATACTGCTTCCCGAACGCGGGCGCGGCTCCAATCGCCAACCCCAATCCCGGCGACGCGCCTAGGAGCCCGGCCGTAACCTGGGGAAGCGTGCTTTGTACGATGGAGGCCGTGACATTGAGTCCGACACCAGTGGTACTCAACGGCTCCACCCCCGTCATAAGCCCCGCGACTTCCTGGTCCAACACCTCACTCGTGAACCGCGCCGATTCGCGCAATACCGCAATCTGCTTCTCATCTACAACCCCTCGCAATATGCGTCCGGGCACCGTCCCCTCCGTCGCCTCAAGACCGGCCTCGAGAGTGTCGGTGCCCAAAAGCGAGGCCCCGGTTATGGTCTGTTCGAGCCCAATCTTGCCAAGCTTCAGCGCCTTCTGCACATTGTCAGCAAAACTCGGCTCTACCGGTACTGATGGCGGGAGGGCCGCGCGGATTTGACTTTCCGGAACCGGGATACGCGGCAGCTCGCTCTCAACGGTTTCATCCGCGAACTGGAGAGGGGACACAGTCGCATCGCGAAGCGATGCGGGGGCTACTTGGGTTCGCGCCCCCTGGAACCTCACCGGAGTCGCCCGTGGCGCTTCTCGCGGCGCTTCCTCACTCTCTGCCATAACCCGATCGAAATCACTCCTGATGGAGCGGAAGATGCTCTCATCGAGCACCTCTTCCGGACTCCTCCCTTCGGGGAGGCCGAGAATAAACTCCTCTGCCCGAGTCGCCATGGAGCCTATTCCTCCCCTCTCCTCTTTATCCGGCCTTTCGTTGCGGTTTCCTCCAGCGTTTCCCCGGTCCAACCCTTCTTCTTAAGCACCTCCAGCGCTTCCTTCTTCGAGATCTTCTTTGACCTCACACTCTCTGCGAGGAGTGGCAGCCCCATCGCCTCATCATCGGGGAGGCTCTCGGAAATCTTTCCCGCCTTCAGTGCCGCGACGGGTATGTTCCCTTCCCCTTCTTTCAAAAGGTCGCTAAATGTCCTAAATCGTTCCTCGAGTTCAGTCCCTTCCGAGAACTTACTCAGTTCAATCGCGCCCCGAACTTGGGCCTCCCTCTGTGCCTCCTCATTCAGAACGCGGGCTCGAGCCTCGTCTTCGGGAACCCCGGTCTTCTTCAGTAAGTCCACCCGAGATTGCATCACCCGCTCATCAGCCGTGCTTGGCCCCTCAAGCGCCCTCTCTGTTTGTGCCTTTGCGAGTTCCGTTTGCGCGCCCCGAAGTTCGTCCAGGCTTCCCCTTCCAGCAATAATGGCATTTATCCTCGCCTGTGCAGCCTTGACCCGCGCAAGCTCGGTTTCCCTCTTCAGACCCTCAAGCCCAATATCGCTCTCTGTCTTTCGTATGCTTGCCTCCTTTTCCTGCTTCTCGAGCGGAAGAAGTTCTTCTTCCCTCCTACCCTTTCGCCTCGCCTCTTCTTCCTGAAACTCTATCTGTTTCTCTAGGAGCCCAATCTTCTTCTCCTCGCGGCCGGTTTTCGCCGCCAGGGCAGCCCTCTCCTGTTGCAAAATCCCGGTCCTCTCCATTGCACCAAGCCCCTCGAGAGCGGCCAGCCCAAACTGACCGGCGCCAGTCTGTCCGACCTGTTGCGGCTGGAGTAAAACGGCGCCGAAAGAAATCAAGGCATTCTGAATCGCCGGGTCCCGTAACCTCTCCCGCCACCCCTGCACCCGGGATTCGAACTCCGGCGTACCTTCCTCAACCGGCTGCGGAATCGGGGCCGAGCCGCTAAGGCTCAACGGCTGTCCACCCAACAAATCATAGTGACTCGGCATATCTCTACCCCCCTAGGAGTGCGCCTAGCGGGTTACCACCCCCCAGACCTCCTCCACCCTGAGTTAATGCAAGCAACTGCTGAAGCAGCTGTGGGTTCATAGCGGCGGGAGCAGGTGGAGCCCCAAGCGCCGCCGGAGCTGCCGGCTGTTGCGGCGGGTTGAAAACACCAGCCTGGAGCGCCGTTCCAATTCCCCCAAAGTTCGGAGCCGCTGCTCCCACAGGTGCCCCCACCGCTGCCCCTGGTTTCTTTACCGGTGGAGGCGCTGCCCGTGCTAACAGCTTTGCCGTTCCCTCTGGATCATTCAGGGCCTGAGTCAATATTCCCCCAACCTCACCGACATTGCCCAGACTCTGTGTCTGCCCCAACAAGAAATCAAAAGGAGTCGCCATTCTCTATACCTCTCTAAAACAAAGACAACAACCCGATAAGGGCTCCAATCCCAGCACCAACCGCGCCGCCGCCAGCTGCCGTAGCAGTCGCGGGATTAATAGCGGCACCAAGCCCGCCACCCAGCGCCGCGCCCCCAAGGGCACCAAGTATCGGATTGGTTCCTGGCGGCCCCGGCTGTTGCGAGAACCCACTCATCCCACTCCCCGGCAGCCCCGAAGCAAGCCCCGCAATCTCTTGGGCCAAAAAGAGCGGCATGAGCTGGTCCGTCGTAAAGCGACGCGTCGCCTCATCCAGCGTCCTTTGTGCCTGAGCCTGCTGCTCTGCACCGACGCCACTAATGATCTGACCCGGCAGGAGCCCAAGTTGGGACACCGATGGAGCCAGCGCAAGGCCCCTTGACTGGGCTTCGAGCCCCTTCTGAAACGCCTGGTTTGCGAACGAACTTGATGTGTCCGCCACCTGCCGCAAAAAGGACTGCCCAGCAAGCCCCTCCGCGATGCCCTGTCTGGACCCGCCAAGACCGCCGGAGGCAACTGCACCACTAGTTATAGAGGGCAGGACAGTCTGTGTATGTTGCTCCCTAATGGGCCTAATGGCCGCATCGATAGCGGCTGCAAGATACGGGTTGTTCTGTAAATCCGGCGCGTTGAGCTGGGACTTAAGCGCACTCTGTACACCCGGTAGGACATCCTGCCCGAAGCCTCGCGCAGTTTGAACCAGCCGGTTCTGCCCCTCCGTCTGGAGCCCCGTCTGAGGCGCGACCCGACTGAAGGGAGTGTCCTGGACTCCCCTACGGGCGACAGTCTCTGCCAGCGGAGTGGCCAGCCCGATGAGGCGTTTCTGTTCAGGAGTTAGCTCCACAACCGTCTTCTGTGTGACGTTCTGCGTCTTGCCGCCACCACCACCAAACGCATGCACTCGGAAATCCCCTTCCCACTCGCGCCGTAATCTGTTCTTTCTCATGGAAGTTCTCTCTTCAGCAAAACCCTATCTTGACGGAAACCCAGTCCCTTCAACACCTTTGCCCATCCCTTCCGGCCCTCCACTCGGACCTCTGTAGCCTCGTTCGCGCTGGCCCAAGCAAACACATCCGGAGCCATAAGCTCGGCCCATTCCTTCCCGTTCTTCCCACCGCCCAGTGTCACGTAGCACACCAGACCCCCTGAGTCCATCTGATCCAGCGCGGTGAGGAAAACGAACTCCAGTTCTTCCCTCCTAAATCCCGCCCAGAACTGCCACTTATCCCTCTGAATTCTCCTGAGCACCTTAGGCTCCGTGTAGAGCCCCTTCGCCCGTTTAAAGGCTCCCCGAAGCGCTTGAGGCGGCCACAGAGCCTCCACCGCATTCGAGGGCAGCATCATCCACTGCCTGTTACCCGAGCTTATTCCACCCACCTGCATAGTAGGTATAGACTCCTTGGCCGGCCCCCGGGTTCCAATCTGTTCCGTCCGCGCCCACCGTGAGCCCTTCGAAAACCTTCAACGGCTCGACGTGGAGAAACTCAATCTCCACCCTCGGAATGGGTGACCCCGCGATGCTGCGCAGTTCCTCATTCACCTCCGCGAAATCCTTTACAATTTTCCAGGCGTAACGAAGCATCAGAACACTCCCAAAGGAACTATGTCCGGCCCGTAGCTGGTGATCGAGACCGCATCTGGTCCCTCATATTCGAGCCGGATAGCGAGCAGTACGCCGCTCACAACCAGGTTAACCCGCCGGTCCTTACTTATGTCCAGCTGTTTCGGCCCTTTCCACTTGACCGACCCCTCGGGCCGATCTTGTGCCCCAAGGAAGACATTGATTTTTCCCTTTCCCTGAAACCATGCGCCAGTCATCATGTATTTTCGGCCGAAGTCGGCAGCCGGACTCTTGCCTCTGTCTTCTCCCGTGAGAGTTAGCCCGGTCCGCTGTACCTGGAAGGCGAATCCCTTCCCGTTCTGGCTGTTCCCATCATTCAAGAGAAGTACCAACGCCGGGTCCGGCTGCGCTAGGAGGGTCTTGTATCCACTCCTCTTGTCGCCGGCGTCCCACACGCCTTCTGCCGAATCCCACACAACGTTCTGGTTATCCCAAACATCACTCGCGACAATCTTATCAAACGGCCCGACATCTCCGTGCGCCACTCCATCCGGGAACCGCCTATCCCCAATGGCGCCAGATTTCCAATTCCAAGAGATCGCCGTATTTGCGTCGATACCGTCCGAGTCTGGGAAGACAAAGTAACTCTCGCCGAGAGTGTAGTCATTCACGCAGAAACACCGGTCCGCATTCGCCGCACTGAGTGTACGTGAGAGCCATTGCTTCACCCGCCGGTCGACAAGGCTCACCATTTGGTTCCCGTCGAAGAGGACCAGGTCTTCTCCAGTCCCAACGAAGTGGCCCCGAGGCCGGCCGGAGCCGGACGTATCTGGTACCTCGACAGCACAGTTCACCGAGATGACGCCCGAAACAGACGAGACCGACGGAAATGCAAAGACCTCAACGCTCCCCGGAAGGAACTGCATGATATACGTCGAGTCCTGCTTGTAGATGACATTGACATTCCCCAGCGGGAGACAATCCACACACCCACCCGAGGTATGGGAGAGCGGAACCTCGCCCGCGAGCTTAGTCGCGTCCGCCTCGTCCCACGTGGAGGGCACAGTTCCAGGGTCCGCCGGATGGCTCCACTTAACCGTGTGCGCAAACCGGACGCCGCTCTTAATTACGTCCAAGGCAACCAGGAAGTTCCCAAACGGCCGCAAGGCACGCGCACGCAGCGTGCTCGGCCAGTTCGGCAAATCGACAAGCTGCTGCCCAAGACCGGGCGGGTTCCAGACCTGGGGAATATCACTAATGTTATTGATGACGCCAAGGCCCCCGAGCACACCCCCTGTCCACCTCGCCGTGACGCTCGCCGCGTAGTCGCCTCCTGCCGCGCGCGTGATATCGGCATGGGTCCCGGCGCTAAAGGCGCTCACCTTGGCGAGCCCCGCATAGAGCCAAAGGTCACTAGTAGGCGTCCGGACCGGGAGTAGGAAGTGGGGAGCATGTAGAGGGGTCGAGAACGCCGAGCTGTAGCCCGGCATCTTGCTCACTGCCCCGTTCGCAAACCTCGCATTCTGGCCATCATTAAAGGTCTCCGGCTGGAGCTTCTCAGGCGGCAAATCCCGGTTGATACCGAATGCGTCGAGGTGGTGGACCGGAACCATCGCTACATCCTCGCGTTCACGAGAGCCGAGAACTGCGCCGGGGCACTGTGGTTTGCGTTCTGTCGGAAGAAATGACGTCCGAGGGAGGTTCCCGACTCGATAGCTCCAAGTCTATTAATGTTCCCCATCGACCCGAAGGCAGCTCCGCTCCCCTGGCTGTAGGACAGCCTGATTAAAATAGGACTAACCCTCTTAGAAACCTTGTAATAATACGTGGGAAACCCCTCTACCTGGAGAGCCCCAACAACCACCCCGGCAATAGGTTCCAAATACCGATACAACTTCAGGAGCTGGTTTGTTATCGGCTCCGGACTCACAGGGGTCGCGATGCTTCCTATCTGGAGCTTCGGTCCCCAGACGTAGCAATCGTTCCCCACAGTCGCGGCGAAGTTCACCTGTGAGGAAGTGGATATGAAATCCCCAAACTGCCAAACGTCGGACGTCAGGGTTTGAAGAGCGGTCCCCGCCATTAAAGTAATCGACGCAGCTATCGCGCCTCTCTCATCAGTAACCCATCCCGGTTCCACATCGCCCTCGAACACAAACGTATGCCGCTCCCATGTAGACGCCGCAGCCGTGAAAGGCATTACAATACTCCTGTCCACTCCGCCCGCCTGACTAGGTCGACGGAGGGCAGCATGGTAGGTTCCCGGGACCTCTGTAAAGAAGGAAAACCCGAAGGAGAGCTCCTTTGCAGCAGCTTTCCCAAAAAGCGCTGGCGCGAATTCCAACCCCTCTATCGGAAAGCTAACAAGTAGACGGTCAGAGGAGCCGGGAGTCGCTAGAGCTCCCGTTATGCTTATCTTCGTTGCTGCCCCCCAAGCATCTGGGGGTTGACCCTCTCGGTTAATACTAACCGTCGGCCCCTGAACGGATATCGCGTGTTGGTCTGCCCCATAGTCCACAGCACTTGCCGGGCCAAGGCTGAAGGGAAGCGTCCCATGCGCCTGCCACACCTCCCCCGCCGCATTGAGGATGAGATTAGTGTCATTCTCCACAAGAGGAAGCGCCCCGAGCCAAATGAATTGACTCCCCGCATACACCAGCTCCACTACCGCTCCTGCCTGCCACACGCCCCTCACCAGTGGCTTCAAGTTCTGGTCCACAACTGTCTTAGCCCCCAGGCCGCTGACATCCAACGTAACACTCTTCGTGTTCGTGTTAACGACGCGCAGGTATATCCGCATTCCCTCCACATATGAGGAGATAGCCGGATTTAGGCTCACCACATACGCATCTGCAACACCAGTGTCCACCCCGTACGCGACCGGGAAGTTCTGACCCGGGAACGACCGCTGCAAGTTCCCCTTCATGAGCCGGAAGTGGTCATCGCCCTCCCGTACGAAGTCGGTCGGGCCAAGAGGCCAAGCGCTATTAAGGTCGCCTATAAAACCTGGTGCTTCAAGAGGCATACTAGAACCCTCCAGTGTCGTCTATAAAGTCCTCACCGGACCCTACGGACTCGTGTAAATTTGCCATCTCCCTTTCGACTCCATCCACGGAAAGCCTTCGCCGCGCGTCCGCAAACATGGCCTGGAACACCGCCACCGCTTCCTTGTCTCTCAGCGCCGTAGCCATGATGGCGCCCGCATCTCCAATTAACATATAGGGCGCGTACTTGAGCCACTTATTCTCCACCTCCGGACCGCTCAGAATGGTGTCCTGGAGAAAGAACCGGGTCCGAATCTCATACACCGTATCCGGTACCGGCCGGAGGAGGAAATAGTCCCCCACCAGCGCATAGCGTTTGGGCGCCCCGAAGGCGGTGTGGGCGCTCACCAGCCGGTCATGAAACCCCTTCTTGAGTTCCACCAGCCGGGTTCCATCCACTCGCCAGAGAGACCCCTCATGGTACTCCCGAAGGAAATTCGGAGGTACCTTTACTCGTTCCTCTTCCACCTTAGTCGTGGTCTTGCCCATCTCGCTCACCAAAAACCAAGGCATCAGGTCCGCCCGCTCCAACCTTTCCTGCGCAAGCCGAAGTTCGGAAGTTATAAACTCATCCAGATCGTCTCGGAACCCTAAGTGCCGATTGACTACACTCACTGCATCTTTAAGTTTCATTCAAAGGTCCAGTCTGATTGCTCAGGCTCATCGAATACCCAGCCTTCTATAGGGGTCACCCCAGGGGCAGAAGAAACCCCAGGAACCCCGGGAACCTCAGGAACTTCAGGAACTTCAGGAATTTCCTCGGATGTACCGCCAAGGCTCCGGAAAAAACCCGCAAGCTGATAGAGGTCCGGGTTCGAGGTGACAGTGACGATAGGCGGAAGCACTAACGGGTCAACCCCATCCGCATGGAGAGACTTAAGGGTCTCAGAAGCTCCCTCAATTTCCTCAGTCGGGATAGGGACAAGGGTCCTCTCGAGCCCCAACAAGTGCCGCCGGTCCTCATCGGTGTCATCTTCAAGAGGCGGTATGGTGAGGGCCAAAATCCCGTCCCCAAACAAAGACCTCAAATCCAGAGCCCCTAGCTGTTCCCCCAAATCCTCACTATAAAGACCCGCGAGTTGCCTCAAATCCCCATCAGTGCTGACCCCAAGCGGATAAAGCGCCAGCTCCGCGATGGCGTCTCCGTGAAGGGATTGCAGAGCGTCCGCCATCTATGTCCACTCCAGTGGCGCCTTTGGCGCCACTATGTCCACTCCCCAAGGGTCAAAGAGTCTGCCCCAGTATCCGTCACAACTTGGCTCGCGAGAGCCCCTCCAATATCCGTCTTCAGGTTGATGTTAGAGAGATCCGTGTCGGCGGCATTCCGAGTATGGACGAGAATCCACGCCATCGCATCCGCCACACTCGCCGTAACTGGAGGCGCCGCCGTGGGTTCTACGAGCACCTTGCTCCATATCTTACTCGCACCCCCAGGGATGATAGTCTCTGTCCCCTCTATGTCCTGGGCAAAGCTCGTGCCCTTGATGGCGTCAAGGTTGAGGGCACCAATATTACCAATTGCTGCAGCAGTACCAATCGCCGACTGGGACATCCCAAACCCAGTATCGTCAAACACGCTCTCCGCATTGTCCGCCGCACTAACGGAGCCGCTAACGGCAACAATATCCACCTGTTGCCTAACGGCTCCGCCGGCATACCCCGTCCCGTTAAAGGCATCCCGAAGGTTGTCAATAACGCTCGCCACTAGGTCCACTCACCCCGAGTCAAGGTGCCACCAGCAAGCGTGATAGCGGCGGTAGCGATGTTTGCAGTATTCGCATCATTCCGGAGCGCCTGAGAGCTACTCGTAGTCTGCTTCTCATTCCGCATCTGAAGAAACACCCATCGAAGCGCATCGAGCACGCTTGCCGTGACCGTGGGCACTCCCGCAAGCTCCGTCATCGCCTTTGCCCAGATCTCATCCACAGCGCTAGCCGCGAGGGAGTCTCCCGTAATAACATTGGTCCCAATTGCCTGAACATTCTGCGCCTGCGCCACAGTCCCAATACTAGAGTTCGACATATTGAACCCTGTATCGTCGAATACCCGCTCTGCATTATCCGCCGCCACCGTATCACCGCTGATGGCAACCGCATCCACTTGCTGTTTAACGGTCCCTCCGGCATAGCCGGTTCCGTCAAAAGCGAGTTCTAGGTTATCCGCCGCTACGGTATCGCCACTAATCTGCACCACATCGACCCGGATGTCGCCCGGCTCTTCTGGGTACATAAATATCGACGCGGTCTTAGCTCCGGCAGTGCCTGTCTTCACAATCACTACCACAGAGTCCGCGTCCATCTCCGTCGCGGTAAGGTCCAGGAAATACACCCCACTCGACGCGGCAATTTCTGTCGCCTCGTTCGTGCAGTCAGCAAACGCTGCTCCGTCCTTCGAGACCTCGCTGTCCAGACTCGCCGCCGCAGTTACAAGGTCCCCATCAGCGTCTCGAATATCGAAATAAATCCTCTGAGCTACGGCCTTTTTAGGGACCGGTTTAGCGTCTGTCGCGGCCATTCTCTACACCTCACAATGGTCAATTTTGAACGTTCATAACTAGCCAATCTTAAACCACCTAACTAGCCAATTCTAATACCACCTAGAACCCCCCCAAGCTTAAATACCCTCTCATTATACCGAGCATTTCCGCTTGACGCCGCTTCGGCAGCCCCTACCGCTAGCGCCCACTGCGTGCGCGCCGTGGCGTCTACGGTACTCCAGTTTATCGTGTACCCCGACGCATCTTGGCTCACGAAGTCCGCAGCCGACTCGAGTGTCGGTGGACTCGACGTCCCGCTGATATTGGCGATGCATCTTGCCTCACTCCTATTCCCAACCGCGACGGCTGTTGTGGCAGCATCATCCTCATGCGTCGCGGCAGCGACCCGGGAAGTGGAACTAACCGCAACACCCGTATTCATATGAGCATCAACACTAATCCCACTCGATGCCTTTCCCCACCCACCAAATAGCTCGAACTCCGGCAGGAACCCCGTAGTGAGGGCCTGGTTCCCCGTGGCCCCCGGCTGGGTAATAGTCTGCAGATCGAATTGGGCCAGACCCCCAAGCACGATATATCCGATCGTCACATCCGTGGTAATGGTGGTCCGATTAACCGTAAACTGTGTGCTTGAGTCGAAACTGACGAAATCGAGTTCCGTGTGCACCGTGGCTCCGTCAAAATTGGGAACGCTCACGCACTTGTCGGTTTTAAAGGTTCCTCCAGTATCGGTGTCGGTAATCCCGTCATCACTTGAGAACCCTACCGCCCTCCGCAAGGTAGAGCTAAGCGCGACGCCCCAACCAAAGCGAGCGTCCGCAGTAGATGTCGGCGTGAGGGAGGCCGTTGTAACAAACAGAACAGCTTTGGTGCCGGCGACAGCTGCATGTGTGACGGCCAGGTTCCCGGTCACTGCTCCCGTATCGAACGTCCCAACATCAACCTCGAGGTCTGCACCTCCCAACGCGAGGATTGCGAACTTAAATCCGGCACTCCCCGCAGCCGTAACCACATTCAGCACGACATTCGTCGAGTCCATCGACACGAGGTCCACGCTATAGTCGAAAGCGCCGGAGGTCTTGTCCTGCATATCCAGGACTCTTGTAGTCGTAAAGCGCCGAGCGCTGTCGGTAGCCGCACTCCCGTTGTGGTTCCCAAACGAGGCCGAGAACCTCTTGGTACTACTAATCCCGGCACCTATTTGGAGCTGGGCATAGGCCGTGTTGCCGTCCTCTTGAGCGCCGAATATGATAATGACCTTTGGCGTCTCTCCCAAACCGTGCGCAAAGTTCGCGTTCCCAGTAACCGTCGGAACCGTATGGAAGGTAAGAGATCTTGAAAGGCCCATTTACAAATCCTCCTGCCTCTGAACAACCATGAGCCGTTTGAGGACCTGCGCCAGCTGCCGCACACTTGCATCCGTCGCGGCCGAAATAACGGTGTCCAGCCGGTCCCGCAGGTCAATCTCATCTGCCGAAAAGGGAATCCGGCGCGCAGTAAGAATCTCCCCAGCCGTTGCGGCCCGGGTTGTGCCGTCTACCTCCAGCACAAGTCTTTCCCCCGCCGCTCCTAATACGTTTGTCCCGTCAGGGACGAGTTCCTTCAACTCACGTGAATCGGGAACCCGCTCCTCCTCCGTAGTCATCTGCTTCATGACCCGAGTCCCACTATGCAATATTGCCCATGTTGGCACTTTTCACCTCCACCTAAGCACTAAAACCAAGAAACTGCTGTACCGCCTGCCACCAGGGCCGATTGACGAAGTTACTCCACGGCCCCTCCATCCAAATCACCACACCAGCAACTCCGAAGTTCTTATTCGTAGTACTGGAGAGGTTGTTTAAAAAACTAAGAAAATCTGCCTGCGAGATGTTATCGAACGCTATGTCGTTACCACTCCCATCTCGAGCCCCGAATCCGTATCGGGGGTTCAAGTAAAGGAGAATGGTCCTTCCTGCCCGCCCAATCGTGTTAATCATATCGACGAGACCATTACAATAATTATTATGCGTCGTTACGTTGTTTGTTCTCGCATAACAATTGGGCCTGAAGAAATCCACAAGGTTATAGACCGGCTGATAGAACTGATTATTGGAGAGCCAAGTCTGGTAACTCGCCGTCGTCTTGTAGTTGGGCTGATTGGGGACCGAGAAATGAACCTGCGTCGGCAGAGTCGCATAGTAGCCTATCTGCGCATCGGGCTGTGCCTGCTTAGCCCAGTTCATCACGTTCACCCGATGGGTCCTCCGGGTTGTGTTCTGCGTATTCGTAGGCCAGCACTCAACATCCAACTCGATTTTTCCAGGAAACCCAGCACCGTAAAAATTAACCAATCCATTCTGGACCGCCGACTGACTCGGAACCGTGTCTTGGTTACAACCTTGAAGCCCCAGCGTTGCCTGGTACACCATATCGATGAGGTCCTTGGGGGTTCCTGTCCTGGCAAACCCGTAAAGGTCCGGATGCAACGAGTCAAAGTTTGGAATTCCTGCCCTATTTGCCACATTAATATAAACCCGAAAGCTTGTACTAATCGCCTGGACGGTAAAGCTTACACTCTTCGAGACCAAGATGACGCCCGTTGCATTCTGCCCAGACCACCCATCCACGTTGACCGAGCGCGCCCCAATCGGATTCGGCCAAGAAGTCGCATGTGACCTAAACGGAGGCGTGTTATCGATTCGAACATCCAGGTTGCCGTCAATGTCCCACTGGGTGCTGGACACAGGTCCAGTCGCTCTCGCCTCGAGAACAACATTCTGCCCACTCTGAAGCACATAAGTTTCGCCCCCATTGACGGTAAGCAGGTCCGCGTTCGTGTTGGCGTCAACGAGAACAAAGCTCAAAGTCGCCGTTGGCGGCGGCGGTGTAACCACCAGGGGGCTCCCACTAACCTGCACGACATTCGCGCGAATGTCGCCCACTTCCAGCGGATAGATAGTGGCACTCGTCGTCTTCGCGTTCACGGTAGAGGTCTTTATAATCACCGCTACCGCATCGGCATCCATCTCCGTCGCGGTCAGATCCAGGTGATAGACGCCTTGCTCGACCTCAACCGCCTCGTTAGTGCAATCTACAAAGGCCCCTCCATCCTTTGAGATTTCACTATCGAGGTCTGCCGCGCCGGCAACAAGCGCATTCAGGTCGTCCCGAATACCAAAGGACAGCCGATAGGCCGCCCCCCGAGTAGCGAATAACTTAGCATCACTCGCGGGCAAGACCGCTTCGCGACCTTAGGTCGCTTCCTCCAGCGTCGTCCTCCTCGGCCTCCTCTTCCTCTTCCCGCCAACACTCTGGACACACGGGCCAAATGCTCTGCACCTGTTTCATGGGAACACTCCCGTCCAGAATGTCCCCGCAGAGTTCACAGGCCCAGGTGCTCACAGCGCCTTCGGCGCTTTGCGACTTCGCGCCGCTCTCGGAGCCGCTTTCGGAGCCGCTTTCGGAGCCTTCTTCACCTTCGCGAAGTCCTTAAGTTGCTCCTCACTCATCCCGGTCTGCGTCTTCTTCCCCTCGCGCTTACGCGCAAGCTCCGCCCCCATAAACCGCCGCTGCTTTTCGGTACTTGGCATCTTAGTCATCCTCCTCACTCATCTGTTCGAACTGATTCGGTCCGATTACTTCAACACTCTCCATTACAAGCCCTAGCCGAGGGGCCATATCGAAGTTCCGATCCGGGCCTGGGTTCCTGTCGCCCGCACTAAGGGAGTCCACCTTCCCCTTTATCTTGACCAAAACATGGTCCCCTATCGTTAGTTCCTTGACTTGTTTCTCCCCCACATCAATGTGGATATGCTTCTCTGCTAACTTAACACCTATCATTGCACCTGCCTTCATCTCATAACCCCCAAAACCAAACGGAGAAGGGAAGGTCCCTACTCGTGTAGGCGAACATCGCCAGATCGACCACATAAAGAAAAAGCAGCACGAATGCTGCCAACCCAACCGCCTGGACAATCACCGTCGCACAATGGCGGCAGAGAGTAGTATCACCCATCATTTCCTTACCCCCGTCACCTTGAGATCTCCAATCCGCCACCTCCCGTACCAGGATAACCCGCCGCCCACGGCTGTCACCAGCCAAGGGCCTAGAACCGTCCACAACTCCTGGGCACAAACCTCACTCACTCCCATCTGGGTAAGAAAGAGCACAACACCGGACCCGACAATGGACAGAAGAATACCTGACTGAACTAGGGAATATCTCTTAAACACTAACATAACCTCCTTCTTCATACCACTTAAACACGACAGAGAGAACGGCGTCGTTCACCGAATGAGCAATGACGAGCCCCTCCCCCGGCGGAATATACCAAGGCATGCCGAGGTCTAAGACACTCGTCGGAGCCCGGAACGCGGTCCCTATAAGGGTTCCTGCCGGAGACGCCAAAGACTCACTCCTCACTTCCCCCACGCTATCTGACTTGCCAAGATAGGTGCTCTTCCCGTTCCCAACAAGCGTCGCAAGAGCCGTCCCGTTTTGCTTCACCTGGATATCGGCCCCAGTCGAGAGAGAAACCAACACCGCGACGCAAACGATAAGAATTCCACTCCCGGCCGGATTTAGCAACTGCACATTCGCCTTCTCAACAAGGGAAGCATCCAGTCCGACCGGACCTACAAAGACCTTCCCAGTGAGTCCGAGTTCCTGCACCACATTGGGGCCAGTCCTACCGGCCACCTTTCGCCTTCTCCACCTGCAACCGTTCCCTCGCAATCGCCTCTCCAATAGCTTGGTAAATCTGCCTCTCCATATTGCTGTTTATCTTCTTTTCCAGGCCATCAATACTCTCCACCTGCATACCGGCCACTTGCTCGATTTTCGCCACCTGCGCCTTCTCTGCAGTCTGGATACGGTTATTAAGCCAGGCGACACCCAGAGCCTGACACGCGCCGATGACCGCGATGAGCACATACACGGACCCATCAACACGTTGTACTGGACTTGGACTCATACTTGAACTTGTATTCATGTTTCCGCCTAAAAAGGGCCGGAGAGGAAGGACACATTAACCTCTCCGGTCGACTACCCAACCCAACCCTAGGTCTCGGTCCAAACACCTCCATGCCACGTGACTCCGTCACAATAGACGATTCCGCCCTCATCCACATCAATAACAATCACAGTCGCGGCCGCATCATCCCTGACCGTGATAAGCTCTGTGGCCGCTCCCGTATTCTTGATAATGAACACCAGACCCTTACTGTCCGCTTCCGCGGGCAGGTCCAGGTTCCGAGCCGCCCCCGGATCGAGGATCTGCATCGTAGGACTATCCTTCGTGAGCACAACGGTCCCAGCCATAGCCCTTATTTGAGGCCGCAGCCGGAACTGGCTCTGGTGGACATTTTCCATTTGTCCACCGAACGCTGCTACTTGACCAACCATCTTGAAAATACCTCTCTTAAAATGGCACTACCTAAGTCGCCGAGATGTTGCCAAGGTACCCGTTCGTGAGGCCACCATAGAACACCTCCAGGCCACCGTTCGTGTACCAATATCCCCGCTTGACCTTCTCACCCTTCTGCTGGATATTGTCTTCAAAATGCGTATCCAGCCCAGGAAGATGTCGCCACCTGAGGCTTGCAAAGTCCACGATAAACATACTCGCGGAAAACTTCGCGTTCCGGTTAAGGAGCGGATGCCGTCGCAGAAGGATTCTACCTTGAGGGAGGATCAATTCCCGCAGCTGCAACCCGTACACGGTAATAGTCCGGCCCAGCTCCATCCGTGCATTAGTACTGTTCTGAACCATCTTATTAAGCTCGTTCGCAGCGACATTTCCAATGAACCCTATCCGGTCGTCTCCAGCCGGTGTCTCGAAGTCGAACACCTTATAAACGGCGTCGAGGAAGGAAGAGATTGTCACCGCAGCAGAGAAGATAGTGACCCGACTCGTGGGGATTTGCGCACGCAGCCCAGCCGAGTAACGCAACGGTTTCCCGTTCTCCCCAGTCGTCTCGGCCTTACGGCCAAAGAGGAGATTGTACTCCAGCCCCCTCGCATGGTCCCACATCTTCCGGTCCTTGTCGTTCCGAATCGGGTCTCCCGTGCGGAACTTCGTAACAGAGGCCTCCACCGTCACCTCATACGCATCCATATGAATCTGGGTGAAGTTGGAGTACTTAATCGGATTCCGTGTCACCGCTTTGGGCGCTGTAAAGCCTTCCGGATATGCGCTCCCAGACAAGAGCAAAAAGTCATTATCCGAAATCGCCGCAGCCGTAGTCCCGGCCGCACCTCTCTTCACGGTGAACTCCGTATCGGAGATGACGGTTTCGACCTGCAGATGCTCATTGTCATAAGCAGCTGTTTCCGTCGCTTTCTCCCTCACAAGGATATCGCCCCGCTTCAAGTGCAAGGCCCCACCCCAGTTCCTATCCGCGTTGGTCGCGTCTGGGTCAGCGCTATCCACCACCACCGTGGTATCGGTTGCACCGAGAGCCCCATTCACCTGGAGCCGGACAATATCAACCGGCTCGTCCCACCACGAAAACTCACTATCGCTGACCCTCTCCTTCCGTGCCCTCGCCATGAGAGCGGTCATCGGCGCGTTCCCTGTCGCCTTTCTCCACATTATCATTTCACGGAAAGATTTAGGACGCTCGTCCGTCCCAAAATCCCCCGTACCTCTCAATCCAGCTACAGCAGGCATTTGAATGTTACCTCATAAAGGGCATCCTTATGGAATACCCTCGTGCTCGATAATCTCTTCGGCCAGCGCTTCCCACTGATTTGCCGGCTGCCCCTTCGGCACTTGTGGCGCCGAGATAGGAGGCGGCCCAGCGGGACGACGCGAGCCGTTCCCTTTTGGGAGAGACGCATCTGGAATAGGAATCTGTTTGGTTAGGTGAATGTAAGAGCCTACCGCATTGATGCGCTCTTCGAGGCTTTTGGTCGGATTGAGCTGCGTGTACATCCGCGCTACTGACTCAATCTCCCCCGCAAGGTCGCTTCGCGACCTTAGCGCTGGCCACTTCGTAAAGAACGCCTCTTCAACGGCCCGATTAGTCTCGAGACCCTTCAACATTTGTGGCAAATAGTTCGCCATCATCTGCCCCGACGCGACAACCGCATCGAGGTACACCCTCGCCAACATCTTCGGAATAGCCTTCTCCGGCTCCGAATTCAAACCTTCCAGTTCTCCCTCTCCCAGCGAGTATTTACTCGCCATCTGTTCTTCCGCTTGCATACGCCACTCATCGAAAGAGAGCGCCGGGACGGCACTTGGGGCAGGCTGGGCCTGCCCCTCGACTCTCTTTCCTTCCTCTGGCTTAGGCCCTTCAGGTGGAGGGGTTTCCTTTACAGGAACTTCTTCCTTTGTCCCCTCTTCCTGCGCCCCTTCT